ATTATTTGGGTAGGGAATGGTCTGATGCTGACCGTGCGGCATTAAGAGCCATAGTCAAAGCAAATGGCGATACTCACATAGATTTATATACAAGGTCAGAGCCTCGTAGGGGTGGTCATGTAGTAGAGGGACATAACTTTACTCAACGATTAAAAGAACTCAATGATGCCGGCCTTAAACCTGTATTATGGTTGACACCTGAATCTAAACACGGTGAACATGGCGGTACAGTAGCAGAACAAAAAGCATACATGGGTGGCATTGTAGACAAATATGATGACCAAGTTGCCGCCTATGTAGTGTGTTTAGAATGTGATGATTACTGGTCACCTTCTCAAGTAAGTGCGTTAATCAAACATATCAAGTCAAAGTCAGGCAAGCCTGTTGCAGTCCATTTAACACCAGGTGTAGGTGGCGGACGTTTTAAGAGTACAGCATATTATAAAGACGCAGACTATATCTATCTACAAGTTGGCGGCCATACAAAAACTGGTTACAAAACAGCAGACATTCAACGAGGCATTAGAGATTTAAAAGAGGCATTGAAACTAGGTAAGCCTGTAGTTGTATCGGAGTATTCGATGTATTCTACTAGTGCAGAGGCGAAACGGTTTGGCGATGTGATGTGTCAGAATGGCGCCGTTGGTACAGGCAACGGCAGAAATATTACTGCGTGTGGTCAGACGGTGTATGTACCTCCACCTTCAGAAGATAGTGGCAATAATGATATAGCAAAATTGTTAGGTATAGCGGCAGTAGCAATTGGTGCTTATTATCTTTATTCTAACTATGATTTTGAATTGTTGTTTAATGCTACTCAGGATTATCAGTCGTATGGAGCAACAAAGTCATTTAAGCTTACTGAGAAATCAAAGTTGTCTTTAAACTTGGAACGCTATGAGAATGAATACAGTGATGATAATACCTTGATGCTACGGTATAAATATTCTTTTTAATAGCCAACTAAAACACTTCTGAAAAAAAAGTAGTGGGAATTTTTTCCCCGTAGGTTTTTTGATGAAAACCTTTTTCCATTACCTTGACTTTATTATGAGCCCGTGATATAATGGTATAATGATTTTTCTGGATGTAAAATATCTTTTGCAGATTTCCTCACGCCTGGATAGGTTCCATAAGGTGAGGGATTATCTGTATAATTGCAGGTGTCCATATTGTGGGGACTCGCAGAAGTTCAGCAATAAAGCACGTGGATATTTCTATCGGGTCAAGGACCAAATGAATTTCAAATGTCACAATTGTAGCATGGGCACTACGGCGTCTAAAGTAATACAATATGTTGATCCTGAAATACATAAAGAATATGTTATGGAGAGATTTGCCAAACCGGAAGAGCCGGAGTATAAATTTGATGCTCCTAAATTTAAAAAGAAAGATCCAAAACTAGAGGTCCTAACCGGACTAAATAGATTGAAGCACGACCATCCGGCGCGCCAAGTTTTATCAAATAGAAAAATTCCAGAGGAGCATTACGACAAGTTTTATCTTTGTGACAAATGGTTTCAGTGGTCTGGAGTATCTACTTTAGTTCCTAGAAGAAAAGAACACCCAAGGTTGGTGATCCCATTTAGAGATGAAGATGGTGAAGTATTCGCCGCACAAGGTAGAGCTTTTGGTGATGAGAAGCCGAAGTATCTAACGGTAAAATTTGAGGACAAACCAAAGATATTTGGTTTAGATAGAGTTGATTGGAGTCGGTTGGTTTATGTGGTCGAGGGCCCGATTGATAGTTTGTTTTTAGATAATGCTATTGCTGTAGCCGGTTCAGATATGGCTCAGTTGGTTGAAGGTTTAGATAAAGAAATGATAGTGGCAGTTTATGATAACGAGCCACGCTCTAGGGAGATAGTCCAAAAAATGGAACAGATGGTTGACAATGATTATAACATAGTAGTATGGCCCAATTCTCTCAACGAAAAAGATATCAATGATATGACCTTATCTGGTCATAATCCCCAACAAATAATAAAAGAAAATACATATACTGGTTTGCAGGCTCGTATGGCTTTGGCAAATTGGAAAAAAACATAGGAGTTTATAATGGAGTTACTGCCGTCACAATACCAAGAATATATACATTTAAGCAGATACGCAAGATACAAATACAAAGAACACAGGAGAGAAACATGGCCGGAGACCGTGGACCGGTATTTCGATTTTTTTAGAGAGCATTTGGAGGAACAACAGGAATTCAAGGTAACGTCACAGGTAGTTAATCAAATCAAAGATGCAGTGCTTAATTTGAGAGTGATGCCTTCAATGAGGTCTTTGATGACCGCAGGTGAGGCATTGAAGCGAGAGAATGTTGCTGGGTATAATTGTTCCTACATAGCAGTCAATAATCTCCGTGCATTTGATGAGTTGCTTTATATCTTAATGAATGGAACAGGTGTTGGCTTTTCAGTAGAGCGCCAGTTTGTTACAGAGTTACCGGTTATCAATGATGAGTTTTATGATACTGATACTATTATTATGGTGTCAGATTCCAAATTGGGTTGGGCCAAGGCAGTCCGAGAGCTTATCTTTCTATTGGCTGCCGGGCAGATACCAAAATGGAATCTATCCCGAGTGAGACCTGCTGGAGCACCACTGAAAACTTTTGGTGGGCGTGCTTCAGGACCAGAACCCTTAGAAGATTTATTCCATTTTTGTGTTTCTACATTTCGTGGCGCTGCCGGAAGAAAACTTACATCACTAGAGGCACACGATATTTGTTGCAAGATAGCTGAGATTGTTGTAGTCGGTGGCGTCAGACGCTCAGCACTAATCAGTTTGTCTAATACATCTGATGACCGTATGAGATTAGCCAAGTCAGGTCGTTGGTGGGAAAACAACCAACAGAGAGCACTTGCTAATAACTCAGCTTGTTACACAGAGCGTCCTGATATGGGTATCTTTATGGATGAATGGAAGGCACTGTATGATTCCAAGTCGGGTGAGCGTGGTATATACAATAGAGAAGCCGCGAAGAAACAAGCAGAGAAGAATGGTCGTAGAGATCCAGATTATGATTTCGGCACCAACCCTTGTTCCGAAATAATCCTCCGTGATAAAGAGTTTTGCAATCTTACGGAGATTGTTATCCGAGATGATGATACAGAAGAAACATTGAAAGAGAAGGTAAAGTTTGCTACAATCTTAGGAACTTGGCAGTCCACACTGACTAATTTCAAATATATAAATAAGAAGTGGACTGAGAATTGTGAAGAAGAAAGATTGTTAGGTGTTTCTTTGACTGGTATTATGGATAGTGAATTGACTAATGGAAAGCTGAAGGGTTTGGAAGAATTACTCCAGAACCTAAAGAAGGTGGCTATTGATACTAATGCTTTATGGGCAAAGAAGTTGGGCATCAATCAGTCTACAGCTATCACCTGTATCAAACCATCAGGCACAGTTAGTCAGTTAGTAGATAGTGCTAGTGGTATTCATACACGGCACTCCGAGTATTACATCAGGACCATCAGGGCTGACAAGAAAGACCCATTAGCTAAGATGATGGCAGCAGCAGACTTCCCACACGAAGATGACATAACCAAACCATTACATACTTGGGTGTTTTCATTCCCAGTGAAGGGTCCTAAGAATGGTGTGTATAGAAAAGACTTGTCGGCTGTAGACCAGTTAGAGTTGGGTAAAATATACCAAGACAACTGGACGGAACACAAAGTATCACAGACGATTAGTGTAGAAGAAGATGAGTGGATGGAAGTTGGTGCATGGTTATATAAACACTTCAATACAATGAGCGGTGTTTCTTTCTTACCTGTATCTGACCACACATATAGACAAGCCCCATACCAAGAGTGTAGCAAATTTGAGTATGAGAGTTTACTAAATAGAATGCCTAAAGAGGAGGATTGGACAGCCAAGTTGGCTGAATATGAATACGAAGATATGACCACAAGTAGCCAAGAGATGGCTTGTAGTGCTGACGGCTGCGAGATTGTGGATATCTTGGCACAATGAGTCGTCCAGAGAAAGTCTTTATAGAGTGTGAAGAATGCTCAGGAGAATTCTCAGTAGAAAGTAGTATGTATATGGAGTTTGAGTTTTGTGTTTTTTGTGGAGAGCCACTAGATGATATTGATTGGGAGGTACCTAAAGATTATGCTGAAGAAGAAGATGTCCACAGCCACTCGTAAGGCAAAGGGTAGACGATTACAACAACAATTTAGAACACTACTTATAGAGAAACTTGATATCGACCCAGAGGATGTTGAGAGTAGGTCAATGGGTAGTGCAGGGGAAGACCTTATAATGAGTAAGGCAGCAAGAAACAAATTCCCCTTTTCAATAGAAGCCAAGAACCAGGAGAGCCTCAATGTGTGGGCTGCCTGGGATCAAGCGAAGAAGAATAGTGGAATATATGAACCGATTTTGGTTATAAAGAAGAATGGAGTACCACCAAAGGTAGTAGTAGATGCTGATACATTTTTAGATTTAGTGAAGGAGTTTAATAAAAAATGAAAATAGATGAAATGTCAACAACACAAGAAGAAGCTGAGTTATATAAGGAAGGCATATTCCTTTTTATGGGAGACGTTACAAGCGATTTATGCAAAGAAGCCATAGAATTTGTATTGAAACAGAATTTACAGAAGAAGAAATTACCACGATTGCAGTTGATGATTTGTAGTAATGGAGGAGAAGTACCACCTACATTTGCTCTTATAGATGTTATCAAGGCGTCTAAAATCCCAGTCCATACGGTTGGTCTAGGTGTCATTGCATCTTGTGGTCTACTGTTGTTCATTACAGGAGAGAAAGGGAAAAGAGTTCTTACACCTAACACATCCATTTTATCACACCAATATTCATGGGCTAATTGGGGAAAGGAACATGAGTTGTTTGCTCAGATAAAGGAGTTTGAATTATCTACCCAAAGAATGCTAGACCATTACAAAAAATGCACTGGATTGTCTGAAGCTGAAGTTAGGGAGTATCTATTACC